ATGAATACACTGCTTACTCATTACCTTCTGAATGGAAGCACGCAGATAGGCAATAACAGTTTCATCTCTTTCTTCGGTAAAAAGCATCCTTCTTCCTCAATTCCCAATATTCACGAACATATTGCAGACGATTAACGAAAGGATTCACTAAACGCAAGGCCATTTTTACTTCTTCGTTCTCTTTTTCTTGAAGAAGGTTATTGCGCACACGACACAGGTTGGCGATTGCAACCTCTAAGTCATGTAAGGAGTCCATTATTCTTCCTTTAGTTCCGGATGATTAACGATCAAATGCAGAAGCACCGAGTGCAGTGATTCCACATAGGCGTACATCATCTTTTCATTTTCACAAAAGGGAATAACCAAAGAATGTGTGGATAAGGGAAGTAACTGCGATTCCTCTCTTCCAACGATAGAAATAATCGATCCTTTTCTATTCGCTGCCCAGGATGCCGCCGTGAATAGCGGCATTGAAGAAGGTGTTAATTCGAATGATGCAGTAGTACAACCCGATCCAGATAAAATCAGCAGCGTATCGTCGGAACCAAACCGGCTTACCTTCAAACTGTATGTTATACAGTCTTCCCAAGAAATATCGTTTGCCCATGCCGTAAGTTCCGATACGTTATCCAGGGGACAGATGGCATCGATCCCCGCGATTTTACGGAAATCATTCACCGCATGGGAAGCGGTTCCTGCCGATCCGCCCATGCCAATAATAAACAAACGCCCACCCCGTCGCTTGGTTTCACGAAGTGCCGAGATAATGTCATCAATGGCTTGTACATTCAAACGCAGCGTCTGTACGATTTCAGACACTTCACCGAGAAAGTTTTGGATATATTTCATATCTTGTAAACCCGTTCCTCGGAAATCAATTTTTCATTTCCATTTTCAAAGGCAATGATCAATTGATTATCATAATCACCAAGGGTATCTTCTCGACTCTTCACGACATAATCAACCACAAGAGCGGCTTCAAACGACGGACTTCCCCCGCGAATGCGAACCTTGTCGCCAATTTTATAGCGTGGTCCACGATATGGTGCAGTCATGCCGTCATTATTTTTTTGCTTCATTTTTAGTATCCACCGGAGGGGAAAAAGCAGTAAATGTTTAGAAGAGAATAATCCCAACCATTTCCATTTCTTGCCGGGGGTGTATGACAAATCACTGCGTGTCCTGTTGGGTTCGCGGGGTTGTTTACGAGTTGGTTGTTTTTCCATATTTCATCCGGAATATCAATCCATTTTTCCAATTCCCAAACACCATCTTCGTCGCGTCGATGACCCACAAGAGCCTGATAGTGTCCATTTACAATTCTATCTTCAGTTGGATGACAATCGGATTCATTGCAACAACCAGCACCACCCAAATGCGGAACCATAGGATTTCCAGGAGGAATTTTAATTTCTTTGTACCATTTTGATACAGGTCCATCATCAAAGTTGTCCGTAGCATAAGGACGACTATGAGAAAAAGTTGATCCAACCGCAATAGCCAAGAAGAAACCCAAGAGAAATGGTAAGATATATTTTCCGAAAAAATCCATATCGAAAATCCTAATCAAAAGTATTTATTGAACTTTTTGTAATTCCCTGCGAATGCTTTCGTTTGATTTCGCGAAGGATATCTCGGAAACCCTGATCCGGTTTTTGCAGCCCGGTCCCCGAATGAATGAGCGGGGCAGCAGGCACAATATCCCAATCTGGATTTCTTTCCAAAAACATTTCCATTTCGGAAATGCTCATGAAATCAGTTTGTGTATAATTCGTATCTTTTTTTCTGAAAGTATATGTTGGCATCTACTGGTTACCTATTATAGTTGAATTCATTATCATGGTTCTTAAAGAGTCGGCGTGTTCCAAGTCTTCGCGATCTCTTTGTTGTTTTCGTTGACGCTCGCGTTGGCGTTCTTTTTCCTTGTAAATTTTAGTTTCTTGATCTTCATAATCACGTTGATGACGTGATTTGCCCATGGGCTGTTCCTCCCTCTCAAAAAATTTTTGGAAACGCCTTCTGAACGGTCTTCTTATCAAGTTCTTTCCATGGAAGTTTTTTATCTTTCATGGCGATAAGAAGCTTGGCATCAGACGTTGACACAGTTTCCAACAATTCAATGAACAACTGTTCGCGGCGATTCTGTCTCAAGTCCGGTTTACTTCCGGGAACCGAAGGGTCCAGAAACAGATACAAACGACGCAATTCCGCAAACAAAACACCTTCGTTGTCTAAAACTTCACAAGGCTTATACGGCGGGTCGCCTTCGGGTAAGGCCCATTTCGCACCCGGGTCCAATGCCAGTTTCAGAACGTATTCATAAGCAGGGCTTTCCTGACCCAGTCTACGCAGTGCTTCAACACGATCCTTTGCAGTGGCTAGCGATGCAACACTAGCCAAGTTTTCTGAAATACTTCGTTTCATTTAAAATCTCCGATGTGTTCGTGTAGTAATCTCAATTTATTTTCAATAAAGTAGTTGTTGAGATCGCCGGTTTTTTTCTCGCATTCAAGTAGATATTCTTTGAAGATTTTATCTTTAATCTCTTTTGGAATAGCTTTCAAATTTATCATCTTGTTGTTACGTTCGATGTTCTTCTTGATTGTTTCATCTAACGTATTATTTTTCAAGTTTTCAAGTATAACTTTGATGCGTTTTCCTGTCAAGGGTACTTGGCGTTTTCCTTCGGTGGCGAAACAATCATCGTCGGATACAACGTTGGGAACACCATCGCCGGAATCTCCGCGTAGAATGTGATACAACAAAGCTTCCTTCGGATTCTTGTTGATCACCGCTTTACGACGCACGGGATCATACTGTTTGACCGTGGATGAATGTAGTTGTAAAAAATCCCTATCAGCCGAAAAAATCAACGTTTCACCAACGGTTTCCTGAAGTTGAACTACCGTGGCAATGATATCATCTGCTTCGGCTTCTGGAATATACACGACACGATAAGGAAAAAACGTCGCCAATTCACAACGAATTTTGGTCATCGAGTTAAACAAAGCATTCCAAGCAATCTGCGATGTATCCTTTTCTTTTCTTCTCTTATATTTGTAGTAAGGATAAATTTCGCGACGCCAAGAACGCTGCCCATCACATGCAATGACTAGTTCTGGATATTCTTTTCTAAACTGGACACGTAGCATTCTAATCGAATTGAGAACCATATGACGCAGCATGTCTTCATCGATTTGATAAAGTGGACCACCTTCAACTGGCTGTTCGATTTTTAACTTTTCGATGTTTCCTAATTGTTGATACATATTCGAAAAGAGTACTTGATTTAAATCAAGTATCATTATGTTCATTTTAAAATAAAATCCAATTTACTGACTTCTTCTTTGGTGAGATTATGACCCATACCAGAATTTAGTACGGCTTTTATATCAGCCGCTAATTCAAGAATTTCTTTCAATTCAATCAATGCTTGGCGGCTATTCTCCGAACCTGCGCGGAGAACGCACACACCGTAATTATCGTTTTCAGGATAATAGAAAAGATAAGACCACTTGGGTAATTCGTTTATTTCTATTTTAAACTTACTCGACTGCAAACAATGCTCCTGTTTTTGGATCACGACACATATAATAAGTTGTTGATGTTTTACCACTGGATACTGAATAATGCGCTATTTCCATATGCCTAGCTGCACAGGCTTCGTTTCGTTTTTCTTCTTCTTCTGGCCAAATAAAAATAGCACAATAAATCATTAAACCTATAGCACCTATAACTACACTTATAAACGAAACAGCTATAAACAGAAAAATAAGGTCCTCTTTAACTTTATACATTATATCAATCCTTATCAATCCTTATCAAACATAATAGTTATAACAACAAAAAGAACAATTGCCACAAAAGCTATGGCACCTATATAGGTCATGCCTTGTGCTCGCCGGGATTTTCGTTAGCCCTATAAACCTTGATCTCAATATGCTGATCTGGGCGCAGCACGATTTTGCCCTTGGCGACTTGCTCACCAGCCCATTCCAAGGCGAATTTCTGTACAGTGTACGGGTTAGAAGACGACAAAGGTATCGTGCGCCCTTCATATTCGATTACAGGGGGCGGCGGTTGCCTCACGTCGTCGGCATTTCCATAAGAACACACGCTAACTGTAGCGGCACAGATCAACACAAGGGCTGTCAACATTTCATTTTTCCTCGAATATTACCTGTGATCCTTCGTGTGAAAATTGGAAAGGAAAGACCTTGAAACCGCGTTGTTGTGTCAAATCAACAACTGCATTACGGCGAGGCTCGGGAACATACAGTAACATATAACCGCCACCACCGGCTCCAAGAACCTTTCCTCCCAAAGCACCTAATCTATACACTTCTTCGTATAAATTGTCAACTTCTTTATAAGTTGTTAGTGCATTTGATTCTTTTTTTAATGTCCAGGCATTATGTAACAGGGCACCAAATTTATCAAATTGATAATTTCGGAGATATTCGGCGCCTTGGTAGGCCATATCCCGCTGTCTTTTGACTAGGCCAAATCGTGCATCCATATTATCTTTCAAATGATTTAGAATTTTGGATGCTTCTCTTTTCTTGCCGGTGTAAACCAAAATCAGATTTTCTGCCAAAAGTTTTAGTTGATTTTTACAAGGTCCGATGGGTAGAGAATCAACACTATGATTAGAATTGAAACGAAATAAATTTACACCACCCACGGCGGCTGCATATTGATCCTGCTTACCGATGGGATATCCACATTTCTCAATTTCAATATCAGATGCAGTTTCGGCTAAACTAGGCGCATCGGCTTTATTGGTTAGATTATTGGAATTTTTATTATGTCTACAAATGAGCGATCTAAGTAATCCAACCGTATAGGCTGATGACGCACCCAAACCAGAACCCTGACAAGGAACATCCGTAATTTCCGTAACCGTAATTCCCTTTTCTATCCCAAACATTTTCAACGTTTCACGCGTGATGTTGTGCTGCATTCGCTCAACATCAGATGGCATCTCAAGTTCATTATGAACATGTTTGGTTTCTTCGGGTGTATCGTGGACGACGACGTAAACATACTTATTAATCGTCGCACTCAGAGCAGCACCGGGTTCCTTTGTATAGAACGAAGGAAGATCCGATCCACCCGAAAAGAAACTAATGCGTAGTGGGGTTCGTGTTATTATCATCTTCTTTTGGAAACCAAATATCAGCGTAGAATTTACCAGTTTCTGTTAAACTGTAATATCCATTTTTTAATTCAACGAGTTTATTATTCAAGAGACCATCCAGTGCAATTTGGACCTCCATCATCGTAACTTCGCCGTTAAACATCTTGTAGAATTCTTCCTTGGTGAATTTATACATAGATCATCCCTGGTTAATGATGTAGCGGAATGTCTTTTCCGGTGCCTTACGATTGTCTGCATCGGGATGTTTCGCAAGTAGATCGCGCAACAGGAATTCCCACTGAAATTTTGCCTTTGTGATATGAAAGCGATTATCAGCGTAAATTTTCTGTAGTGTCATCCGCGATTTAAATGTTTCATCACGATTGCGAACCATTTCGATAGCCTGACTCAAAGCAGATGAAAATATACCCGCGTGCTTCTGCAAATCCTGATCACCGTTATACATCACGGTTTGCCCACCAGCGGTCAGAGGCAACGCTGCATAATCAGAATGGACGCACACCAACCCAGCGGACATAGCTTCCATCAGAGCCTGACAAGCGGTTTCTGGCCATATACAGGGGTAAGCAAAAACGTGACATTTCTTCAGATATTCCTTTAGATCAGCATGAGGAACGGTTCCGTGATATGTCATTTGGTCGTTGGTTTTGATCGCATCAAACAACTGATCAAAATCTTTGGGGTCATCCCATCCATACAATTTAAAGGATGAAAAAACATCCAGATGAATATCCTTGTGTTGTTCCGCCAATTTAGCAAAAACAGGAACAAGAATATTCAGCCCACGATGGGGAGTAGATGTGTACACACACCGAATAACGTCGGTAGGTTTGTCCACCAATTCGATGGGATCGATGCCAACCTCAATAACCATAGAATGATCAGAGTAAGGCACACCGAGAATATTTCGATACATCTCATATTGCCAATGAGAAACAAATACAAGTTTGTGAAATTGCTTTCGATACTCTTCATCTTTAAAATTGGCTACCTCTGGATCGTTGGGAAGATCATTGAAGAACATGATGCGGATTTTGTCAGCCTGCAATTCACGCGGGCGTGATGCAATGATCTGAAAATGATCAAGCAAATCAGCAGGCAACAAAGAAGCCAGCCGACGCTTGAGAATTTCGGTTCCACCGTTGGCATTTTTACTGATCTCATTTTCCTCAAAACCGTTCATTTCTTTTTCTTTCTCCTATCAAACCAAACCGAAACTATAACATACGCAAAGAATACAACCGCAATAATTACCAGGGCAAAAAAAGCCATCAATAATTCGGCAATCGACTTTCCAATCCAGAAGTAAAGTCCGGTCATAATTGTTTCAATCATGGGGCTATCCCTGTATCCCATTCATATTCTTTTTCACCATCCACCTCATTTTCATATTCTTTGATCCAAGCATCATATCCATCGCCGGTTAAAGCGCGGACCATCTGATCGATTGCCCATGTTTTATGATGTGCACCGTCAATTTGTCCGTAACTAAATGCTATCTCAAGAGCTTTATGAATCATATTGTATGGGGGTTCGGGACAATAGTCCACTTCGGTTATAGAGACACCGGGGCTTACGGGAAAAGTCATGACTTTGCCTTTGTTAGTTCGTATTTTCGAATCCATTGCAAAGCATCACCGATATGCTTTGCTCGATATCTTACTGGTCCTATTGGGTCTTGATCACCGACATGTATGTACTTAACTTTCCGCTGCGCGGCGCACACACAGTCTTTCCAACGATCACCAATAAAAAAACATTGGGACAAATCAAGATTAAACACATCTTTTGCTTGATCAATGAAGCCTGGATTTGGTTTATATTTCCAATCACCCCTTGAATAAGCTTCGAAAATTTCATCTATCTGATAGGCTTGTTTTAGATATTCAGAAAAGAAAACACAGTCTTCTACAGAAATGAAACCATCAAGAACATCGGGTTGATTAGTTATGATCAAATTAAAGAAGCCCATTGATTTTGCATCTTTGAGAGCTTCATCAACATGCGGAAGAACTTCGAATTCTTCCCTGGTCCAGGGCGCGGTCCACTCGTTTTTTATTTCATGCCAAACCAGTTTAGTGATAACACCATCCCTGTCTAGTAGTATGGCCTTATTCATCAATAACTCGGGGTAATTTGTACCATAATAATTCGATCAGTGGGGAATTCTCGCCAGTTACGCGCCGCCACGTCCCATAGAACCATCTTCTTGTCCAGCGTGTACGTTGGATCAGGATATGTTCCTCCAAGCCTTGTGGAGTAACCGGTGGTGCCGGAAGTAAACGGCCCATCAATGTTCCGCGAAAAACTCTCACTGTACCGTAATCATCATAGACGATTTCGGCCACATCATGTTTCATTTCAGCAAGAAACATATCCAAGTCAAGAGGCATGAAAGCCATTTTAATTATCCCTCAGTCAGTAACTGTTGCGCAACCGTGTGCATGTCAGTCACTTGTCCATTCAGAACAATAATCGGCAGATGGGTTGAACTAGGAAACAGTTTCTTGATATCTTCCAGTGAAATATCAGGACCAATCTTTTGTTCGGAATATTCGATGGAATTAGAAGTCAGGAACTGTTTGGACCATTCACAGGTCGTGCAATTGTCTCTTGTATAAAGTGTTAGCATTTATTCTCCTTGAAAATAAAATATCAATTTAATTAATTTCTGTCAATCAAAAACTCAGGTCTACACCAAGTTCTTTTAATTCTTTCACAAAGTCAGCGGAACGTTTCTGCAATACCGGTAGAATTGCCTTCTTCAGATCATCATCGGAAAGATGTTCTCGAATTACATCCTGGGTGTTGACGTACTTGTTGTTGTCAATATCGTTAATGATTGCATCAACAGTTTGACGCTGCTGCAAAAGATAATGTGCACGACGAATTTCTACTGGTCCCATTTTCTTCGGCTCTGGCTGTTTCGGAAATTTTCGATCCCACCAATCTGGTGAATTATTTGCTGTCCCGCCTAAGTTCTTGAACCCGGCTCGCTGGTTAGCGTAACTTACTGTTCCGAGTGTAGCGTCATCAATATCAACGATGGTCAAGGTATGAGTTGGTTCAACGTCGCACGGTGCTTCCACAATATGATTGTTCGCTTCAGTCATAAACATCCCCATTTTCGTTAATTTTTTGATTTTCGTAATTGGCAACAACACGACGATAGAATTCAAGTTTGGCGCATTCAAGCGCGCCAACAATATCATTAAATGTCGAATAACATGCACCAACATCCTTGACATACTTTTGGATGATTTGGGTAAGAGTAAAATTCAATTCTCCGGGAACAGAAAATTTATGATTATCAGGAAGCGACGGAGTAAAATATGGTCGCTGGTTTTGTAAAATATACGGCATTATACAATCGCTTTCAACCTCGTTATTGTTTCTTGCGCAGTTACATCATCTGGAAATCGCTTCAAATGTTTCTGAACCTTGATCAACTTATTCTTTTCACGGCGCTTGGAAGTCTTGTAAGCCTTGCACCACGTTGCATTCTGTCCTGCTTTTTTCTTTGCCATTATCTAAAAAACCTGTTTTTCTTTGGGGGAAATTTTTGGTAACGTGTTTTGTGTTCAAAACGAGGGATCTGCATTGATCTGATTCGCTTTTGTTTTTGATTTTCCTGAAAATCACTTTTTAATTTTTCTTGAATATACTTCCAAACCGTTTTATAGGCAACTTTTACTTCACCTTCATATAAATCTCTAATGAAATCTTCTAGATCCTGGTCGAAACACAAAAAATCAATATTTCTATCACCATCTGTCAGATATATTTCATATAAAGTAGGAAATGGATACCTTGTTCCATATGATTCTCTAAATTTATGAATTTGCATCCAAATCGAATCAGCAATTGCTTGCTCTAATTCGGTATATTCAGACGAAGCTTCAAAGGGGTGTTTCATATTACTCTCAAAATGTAAAAATTGCACCAATTGTTGCAACAAGAGACGTACCCAAAGCAATCCCTGTTAAAACTTTTGGTGCTTTTTGATACAACATCGAATTAAACACAAAACTAGACAATATAGCACTGAGAGCGAGAATGAAGCACATTTGACCCACCGCTTTATATGTGTTTGTGATGTTGTAACTGTAGAGAAGTTGATAATTTATGTCAAGACAGGCGTTTAATTGTTGATTGGAAATTTGGCACCAGTGGACTAGACTCGAACTGTCAATAACGGGTTTGGAGTCCGTTGTGTTACCTTTACACTACACTGGTTTATTTTTGGTACTACCGCTAGGTACTGCCCCTAGTTATTCTGATTCACAGTCAGACGCCTTACTTTTGGGCTACGGCAGCTTAAAATTTTGGTAGCTCTTAGTGGAGACGAACCACTCTAACAGCCTTATGAGAGCCGTTCCTTCACCGGAAGAAGAGCCATATATTGGCTAGGGTTGATGGAATCGAACCACCGACACGGAGCTTCAAAGACTCCTGTTCTACCACTGAACTAAACCCCATTAATAATCATTTTTTGTGTGCCTTCGTGCACAACTGTTTTAAACAATAAATTTTCAATTCCATATCGCGCATAAAATTTAATTTGCGAATGATATGGTTCCTTTTTCCAAGATCCTTCGTCCCTACAATGAAAATTCAGAAAAACTTGTCCATTATTCTCCGAAAAGAAAATAACCAAACCAGATTTTTGAGGATACCAATCATCACCGATATCCGGATTGACCAACCACTCGCAAGTAAAATTGCGACAAGATTGAGGACGCGTATCGTAAACCTCACACCCGTTGCAACTACTATTAGGACACACTGACCTTTTTGGTTTATTCAATTCCGGAATAAAAAGCAAAAAACAACATAAAGTACATCCTCCACAGGAGCGCCCTATTTTTTTGGACAAATCATTTATGGATTGTTCATCAAGAGGAATTTTAATCATTTAATTTTATCAATTTTGGAGCGGGTGAGGGGAATCGAACCCCTGACCAACAGTTTGGAAGACTGTGACTCTACCACTGAGTTACACCCGCGTTGATTGGCGGAATTCCCCGGGTACGATCCGGACACCTCACGGTGCGATCTGTTTAGCAAACAGTCACGATTCCCTATCGTTTGGCAATTCCCTTAAACGTAAACACCATATTCGAGTTGACCGAGATAGTTTAGAATTTTTTCTTTTTCTCCCCTTTCAACCATTTCGCAAGGCGTATCGTCAAAGTGCATGTTGTATGCAGTAAACCAGCAACACCCTATTCTAAAGCCAAAAACTTCAGCGGCTTTTTTCAATACTTCTAATTTTTCTTCTAATTTTTCTTCTAATTTTTCTTCTAATTTTTCTTCTAATTTTTCTTCATCTTTCATATTCATTCTCCTACCATAATAATTTCTTCATTTGGTTCCCATGAACAATCAAAGAGACGATCCTGCATAGCCACGATACGATCAATCTTGGATAGATCGGTTTCATTCATTTTAAAAACACAATCAACCCACAACATGACACCTTCTTGTAATTCCAACCATAATGTTTGAATTCGATCATGCCGCATGACATTTTTTCGCGCCAGTGCAGCGTATCTATCTGCGTTTCGAATATTTAATATTTCATTATAGCTAAATTTTTCAATTACCTTATCAATCACACCCAAACATTTCAATTCTTCCGCTGAATATGTTTTTCCACTTGTAATTAATTCGTGAGTAATCTGCATCCCTACACGTCGAGAAAGCAAACTATAAATTCCCATTCCAGGAAACATATTCATCTTGATTTCCGGTAGGCTGAATTTAGAATCTACCGTGGCAATGATGTAATCAAAGGCGGAAAGAACTTCGAAACCCCCGCCTGCCGCACGACCATTCACCATCGCTATTGTGAATTCTGGTTTACGAGCAATGTTGTGCATCACTCTTACACAATTCAAAGCATATCTTTTAAGAGCAGCAAAATTTTCTTTTCGAATACATTCCACAAAAAATTTTAGATCACCGCCAAGATTAAAATATTCGGAATGATCCGAAGAAAAAACAAAAGTTTCCCCACGACTAATCGTGGTTGCACTAACCAACTCTCGAATAAATTTCGGGTCAGCAACAGGTCTTACCTGATTCATTGTACAATAATGTACACCGTCAGTAACCACGTTATGGATCTGATGCATTGAAATCCCCGAATGCGACGACTAGGGACTTATATATAAAAAGTTGGTCAACTGCAAGCGGAAATTGGTGTCCCGTGTAGGATTCGAACCCACATTTTCAACTCCGGTTACGATTAACGGGATAGAAGCCCGACTCGGTTAACGGGACGTAAATTGGAGTGGCCAGCGTGAGTCGAACACGCGTTCGCGGGGTTGCAGTCCGCTGCATCGCCATTCTGCCATGGCCACATTGGAGTTGTAAAGGACTATCTCTGGATGTTGTTCAACACATACAGGCGATCAATTTCTTCCAAAAGAAACTTGGCCTGTTTACCGGCTGCATTACGTTCGGAACGTTCACGGTTCTCGGGACGATCCCAGAATTTTAACGCCTCGATGCATACACGCTTGCTTGCTTCCAGTGCAGCGCGAAAGCCGTTCTCATAGTGATTGATTTCGTCAGACATTCATTTTTCCTTTCATTAAAAACCTTTTGAATCTAAAGCCCTGTACTCATCCCCAAACGCACAAGCATGATTTTCAGGATAGAATGGATTGTAGACCAAATGTCCCTTTTTGTAAATACATTGTTCCACGCGGGATTCGATCCATTTTATATGATGGATACGTTTTTGAATTCCCACAAAAAATATTCCCAAAAATAAAATATAGACAATTGCGCCACCGGAAATAACGATATATATTGGTTTTCTATCGTCTCGCATTGCGTCCTCGCGATTGGCTGAGAAGCTAGATCACGATACTAGATTTCTCGGTTCAGAGCCGAGTGTATTTCCTTTATACTACTTCTCAATAAAAACTCAATAAGAATCTCAAACCCTCACTTACAAGAGCGCTTAGGGCGACTGCGCAGAAGTCATGTCGTCATTGACGACACTTGATTGAAAATGGTCTGAGTAGAGAGATTCGGACTCCCGTTATTCCTCGCCCCAAACGAGGTGTCATACCAGACTAGGCGATACTCAGTTAAATGGCGCGCAAGGCAGGACTCGAACCCGCATCTTCCTATCCGGTTACATCACTCTCCGTTCGTAGCGGAGGCTGTTACTTGCGCTTGTTGTTTTTTGTATTCTTTTAACCAACGTTTGTTTGATTTCTTGTTCCAAAATTTTTCAAACCATCCTTTTTGATACCCAAACCACCATGCCTTGTTGGCGTCGGTTCCTTTAGGATAAGGATTTGTTGGTGACATGTTTCGCTTGCCCCAATAATATCCTTGTATAAATGGATTTGAATCAAACATTTCTTTTGGTTAACAAAATGGCTGGGGACGCAGGAATCGAACCTGCCTAGTCTCAGTTTAACAGACTGCGCCATGCACCTTGCTCGGCCTTGACCCCATTATTAAATTGGTGGAGGAGAGCGGAATCGAACCGCTGAGTCCTGCGTGCAAGGCAGGCATTTTACCACTAGAATTACACCCCCATAGAATTGGTGCCCCAAGATGGAATCGAACCACCGACGCCAAGTTCTTCAGACTTGCGCTCTACCCACTGAGCTACTGAGGCTTAAATTTCTCTCCATTCCACAAAAGTTGATCCTTTATGTTGAGAAATAGTTAATTCGCCAACCGGACCACACTCTTCACATTCAAAATATATACCAACAGCATTTCTTCTTTTGCTAGGATTATTCTGGCTATCATTTTCGATTTCAATAGTTTTAGTTTCATTTTTGATAGTAATTTCTGTCGTTGGTTGATCTTCTCTTCGTTCATATATTTTAACCGCTCCATGGTGAAGATTATTACCTTCACATTTAGGACACATTAATGTGCCTTCTTTGCCTTCAAGATATGGAGAACAATTATACGACATTACTTCACTCCTTTGGTTCATCCCATGAACCCCACACGTGGGGCGCGGCGATCTTAAATTCTTCTTCTTGTTCCTGTTCCAGGAACGCTAGATTGGCAACGACACCCTTGTAACCATCCGTAATATGTTTAACAAGTTCATCGCTGGCCATTTTGTTTACCAAAGAAAAATGGAGTGCCCAACTTGCTTTACAATTCTTGGCCTCGTACACATGAAATCTTTTGGAATCATTTAATGCATTCCAATTCCGTGCATGAACGTCGCCGCATCGAGCCGACCACAGTTGTGTCTTTTCCAATGTTTCCAATTTCTTGTTTGGTCGAAATCCATCGAGACAAACCAGAGAAAAATTAGTTATTCTCTTCTGAAGCAACCGGTTCGCCACCTCGTTGGAAACGGCGCAGCCGCTGGAATGTCCGACAATGGTATAGTGGGTGGACTCATAGGTAGAAACCTCGTCCACGACCTTCTCTATGGTTTTCTCGGCATGTTTAATCGCGGACGTATCGGATGAATCTGCACCTTCGGGATAAGGATAAGCCTCGAAAATATGCTGACCTCTATCTTGTATATTGGCTGACGTAACCCAGCGATCCATATCAAATTGAGTAGACAAATATCCACCGAAAAAAATTACAACAGGTACAATCATTCAGTTTCATTTCCCCTTTCTTTATTGGTGCGGGTGCAGGGAATCGAACCCTGGACAAAGCGTTGAAGCGTTGGCAACGCCTTATTTTACCTCTAAACTACACACGCTCTAGCTGTTTATTTGGTGTCAAAAGTTTCTTGAATACCTCGATTGATGTTTCAGTTGGTCGTTTATTTAACGCACGAAAACGTTTAGCATTAAATGCATAAGGATTTTCATGTTTTAAATATTTTCTAAATGGTGAATATGGATTTTTTATATCTTTTAATTCCACACATGGGCCTTCCTCAATAACACCATGATAGCAACCAATGGAAATACCAACCCATACAATTGAATATATGGAACCTACTTTAAGTACATCGATGAAATCGTAATCATCGATACACACTACTTTCTGACCGACGACAAATTTACATTCCACTGTCGTTCTCCATGATGTAGGAATTGGTCCGGGTCCAGGGTAACGATCCCCGCGAGCTATAAGCCTCAGTTTTACAGACTGCTCTGCCTCCTTAGCAGAATATACCCGGTTGAATTTCGTGCCGTCCGCCGTTGTTAAGAAATCCACGCGACGGCTCTAACCAATACTCAGTCAGCTAGTTCTTTCGCTATCTTTTTTCTAAACTTAAAAACTCGTGTTTTAATGGTGTTCACCGGAACACCAAATCTTTCAGAAATATATTCGTATCCATGCTCGGTTTTGTAGCCGTCATATTCCCACAAATATTGCCACGCGGGATCATTTAGATGTGGGATAATTTTTTCCCACTGTTGTTTCCAGGAAAGTATGTTCTCTGGGTTATCTTTTTTTGAAAATCTAAAATTCTCAGGAATGTTTTCCAACACATCGTCGTACACATCGAAATATTTTGAATTAACATATATTTCTCTGGTTTTTGATCTTAGTACATTGACCATCACTCGGGCGGCCCACCCCTTAAAATTTGTTCCTTCTTCAAAAAGATGAAATTTTCTCAGGATGCGTTCGTTAGTTGCCTGAATAAGTTCAGAACTCTCAACGCGCGATTTACGGCACAGTTGTCGCGCAAAGGCGCGCAAGTAAGATTGAACTGCCAAAAGATTCTTATCGAAACTCTCGGGACGAGCCTGCATGGCTTTTCCTTTTACTTGCTTCTGTTCATAGAACCAGGGGTGCGATAGGACGACGGGTTAACATTACTCGGCAAATTTTTCAAGGTAGCCGAATGATCTAATCGGCGGCGATTGAGATTTTTCATCTTCTTTGCCAGTTTACCACCACCTTTATATGATTCACAAGTGTTAACTTTTGTATGGACCGTGCGGCCATTAACCACACGAGGGTGCATTGAAAGTTTAGTGTTCTTTTGAACTATTTCCTGGGATTCCGTAGATACTGAAGCCATATTTTATAAATTCCTCTGAATTATATTCCATCAAACCCATTAACATGGGCTGAACCGCGAGCCACCATATCAAGAGATACATTTGCGTTCCTCTTTCGATGTTTAATTCTCAATTTACATATTTTTGATTCTATGTCAAGTGAGAAATTGGTTGCGCAGGTGAGAATCGAACTCACTAGATTACAGCTTATGAGACTGTCTAGCTCCCGGTGCTTTTCCGCGCTAAAAGTATTGCAACATTCTAAATGTAATGATTTCTGGGACGTGAATATAAAAACATTTCATTGCTTTATTAACTGGAATTCCCCGTATCCAATTCATTTCCGGAACTGGAGACATGCGCTCGAATGCCCAATTACAAGCACCACGTTCCGCAGCATCTTTCGATTCGGCCTCAAAGATTTGAAAAAAATCACTTCCAAACCAGGAAGCCTCTACTGTCCACATGGATTATATTTATTGACTCCATAGTGATGTCTCGGACATTTATCATCCCAAAAAATTGGCGGAAGACGGGCTGTGTCGATCACCATACGCGTTAACGTACCATCGGTTTTCAAGACCGTGGTGGGAGCCGTCCCACTTCATCTTCCTTAAAGTTGTTTGGTTTCTTTGGTTCCATCAGCGAATTCTATTGTCACTACACCAGCACACGACGCACTCATTTTATTTACAGTACGTTCGGTATCCATTTCATCGTGTAATAAATCATCAAGTCCCTGAAGCCAATTTGATCCATGGATTGCCATCATATCCAAAAGAAAATTAACCGGATCGGACATTTCTTTGATGACCCTCGACAAATTATTATAATTTCTTCGGCGCGTAGAATTTGATTTCTCAATGAGTTCTGTTAGGGTTTTCGCTAGTTCTTTCATCTCAAACCATCCCTCTTTGTTTGTTCTGTCGTCCACAATTTTCCAAACGAAATCCATTGAATATGCCTATCGTCGGTGAAGATCGAAGGGCCTTTCAAAGTTTTTCCATCAACCATCATAAAGAATGCTTCCAGTACATGATCTAGATCAGGACTGCAAGGGTCAACCAATGCCATCCATAAATCAACCGGAAAATCTATCGGAAGTTTTACTTTATGACCTATTTGTTTATTTGCTTCTTCCCAAAGATACTCACGACCACGTTGAAGCAACGGACGCGGTTGTCGTTTATGATAGCAACCATGAATATGAAATTTTAACGTTGGAGGAAATTCTGAATCATCATAGTTAATAAATGCTTTCATAAAACATCCTCAAAAATGGTACGCGCTATGGGTAACGATCCCATCCGTGAACCCCAATCTAGGGCAACCGTTTATAAGACGGTCCTGCTCACCGTGAGCTAACGCGTATTTCTACCTTTATAAAAACCTTCTGGTATTTCTTGATTAGGTTTAAGTCTTATTTCCTTAATACCATTTGTATAGTAAATTGTATGTTTACTGGTTTCTCTATACCTATTATTTTTACAAATTGCTAGTGCTTTTTCATAGCCATGCTTTTCTATCATATTTTGCCATGTGGTTTTAACCGTTCCTTTATCAAATGAATCTTTCCAATTTTCTTTAGGTGTTCCCCAATATAAATGATAGGGATTGGAACATTTTGAATTATGACAAGCATGACAAACATATATATTTCTATTTGTTGGAATAGAAGTATCTAAAACATGAGCCATTAAAGCTTTACAATATGAAGATAGAGTTTGACTTTTTGGCCCACCACGTTCGATACAATCTTCATCAAGTCTCAGATGTTTTTTTCTTTCATCTAAAGATAAATTCATATATTCATTTATATCTATCATATTCGTGTCTTTACACCATGGTGTAATTTGGCGCGACTGCGGAGAATCGAACTCCGGATACCTGTTAGACAGACAGGAGACTTGCCACTAATCGACAGCCGCTTTATCGAACACACTTAGCCAGATTAGGATGCAGTCTCGCGAAATGACGACTGACAGGTTGTCCATCCGCAATTGCAACGCAAGTTCTGAATTCATATTCCCATCCAGCAAAACCAGCCGCACCCAAACCACCAAAGATAAGCGGTGCACATCCACCCATTGCCAAAAGCGATGACAAAAGAACCAAAGCAATTACTGTTTTTTTCATTCCTTGAATTTCCCTATTCTATAATATTTATGGAATGTCTCCCATTCTTCCGATGTTAGATCGCTGGTGCGTATTTTCTTAACAAATCTCAAATAACCGTGTATCATTTTGTGACAGTTAGCACAGAGAGGTGTACATTTGTCTATTTCTTTTTGAATACGTTTATCCGACCATCTCGATGATTTTGCACGTGCAACCGTTGTTTCTTTTGTTGTTGGATCGTCGTGATGCAATTCAATTACATCGCAATGAATCAGACCACAATACGTACAAGGAATTTCTGCGAAAGAAAAACGTTCATAGGTTGCTTGTGCTCTTTTTTTATCTCTTACTGCACGACATGCCTTGCAATAACCATCTCTTTTATTAAAGAGAGAAATTGGTTTCCATTCGCAACAGTCATCGCAATGTTTGTGTAGTTCTCGATTAAAAGTTTGTAAGTCAACAGAAGACAGATCAAATATTGGCATCAACATATTTAGGAACAGATTATAATTAATCTCCTTCTATTACAATTGGTACACGCAGGGAGAATCGAACTCCCATATCAGTGGTTAAGAGCCACTTGCTTTCCAAATCATGCCATGCGTGTGTATTGGTAGACCACCACGGTACTGCCCCGTGTTTTCATGGGTTAAAAGGCCAGCGCATTACTTTTATGCTTGTGGTCTAAATTTCAAATCTCGCGGCCTATGCTCGATTTAAGAACTTCTGTTCGATTTGAAATGGTTCCCCTTGAAAGTTTCGATCTTTCTTTTTTCGCTTATCGGGCGAACGCCTTAGCCATTAGACGAAAGGGGAATAAAAATAAGTCCGTTTTAATTATATATTTGGCAGACGGTACTGCTCGCTCGGGAGACCACCCTCTTATGGGTTAATGACTTGCACCACCCTCCGAAGGTTCAAATAATCCCTGCTCATTTATTTTAGTTCGTGCAGGTCCGAACATTCTTCAGAAAGAATTACTTTTTTTGTTCAAAACACTGCGTTTTGATTTCAGTTTTCTCTAACTGTTCATCAATTTCTTTTGCTTGTTCCGGATGATCTTTCTTGAATTCATTAGCACTCTTCAATAGTTCATCCATGAGTGCTTTTTCAGCAACTGGACGAGCCGCTTCACATGCCGCCTTGTTTGTAAATTGTGCATCATTTAATTTACCACCTGTAATAGGTTGACCAGCAATTAGTATAAGAGCGACGATAAAAAACATTAAAAATCCTTTCGTTATGAAAAAAGGGAATAAGGAGTAGGCGCGGCATCTGTGCCTTGTGTTAGTTGCTCGTCTTTCGACGCTACCCTTGGTGCGAGGACGGTGTGATGGTTTTCACCACCAGCGAGAAACTAAAAAACTTGTTCGCTGGGTAGGATTCGGACCTACAATTCCGTCCGCAGTAAATCTGCGGCCCGCCAAGGTTCTCCTTATCTATGAGTTATCTGTCTCTCCAGATTGTCACGACTGTAGTTTACTCAACACCTCGATCAAACGTTCGCCGTTCCTTTTTGATCTAGGGACACTTTTTTTGTTTCGAAACATCACGCTGTCCCCGACGTGATAATTTGTTGTAAACTAACCTACTAATTTATGTCAAGTAGCTAAATGGTTGACCCTGAGAATTTCGAAATCTCGACATTCTGCGTGTAAAACAGATGCTCTTCCTCTGAGCTAAGGGTCAGTAATTGGTGCTCAACCCGAGATTCGAACTCGGACTTAATTGGTTTTGAATCAATTGCCTCTGCCGTTGGGCTAGTTGAGCTTAGTTAAGTGTTTCGGTTACCCACGTTTGGATAGCCTGCTGTACCGTTTCTAACCCGGCAGCAAAACCTTCATTAAATCCTTTTCCCCAATCGCTTTCAGCAATATCTTTGAATTCGGTAGTAGGAGTTTGTTTTTCATTTTGCAAAACATCAATGCATTTTATAAGTATTTCCATCACAGTTTTAAATTCACCTTTAGTCATAACAATTCCCCTTTTGATTGGTAGCCCTTCTCGGACTCGAACCGAGACTGAGAGGGGTTTAAATCCTCTACCTCTGCCGTTGGGTTAAAGGGCCATATTGGTGTCGCATGTAAGATTCGAACTTACACTGTATAGTTTCTAA